ATATGCCCATGTGGTTCCAAATTTTATTCATTTCAGTAGTCGGTGCTGTGTATGGAATTAAGGGAACTGAAATAATGCGTAAGAAGTAGTTGCTTTTTACAAAATAATCTTTATTACCTGCTTATGAAAACATTTTGGGAACTCGTGAGTCGTGTTGCGTGCTTCTTATCTAACCTATCATGGAAAAAACTCAATGGAATTAGACATAGAAACCGTAAGAGAAATTAAACGTCTCATCGATAAAAAAATAAACAATGTTAGTGAACAAATTATCTATGGAAGTATAGACAATTATGAGAAATTACAGTATTCTCGAGGACAAATTAGTTCACTTAACCAGCTAAAAGAGGATTTGAGTGAACTGCTCAGAGATGAAGAATGACAAAAACTGATATAAACATAGCGGACAAAGAAGATAGTTTCATTGTTCCAAAAACCAAAGAAGAAAAAGAAGAATATATTTCTTCACTTCCAGAGCCCGTAGGCTATCGATTACTTATCAGACCTTTCGCAGGTAAAACCAGAACCAAAGGTGGAATTCTGTTAGCAGATTCAACCATTGAAACTATTCAAGCAACAACGGTTATTGGTTTAGTAATTAAAATGGGAAATCTTTGTTATAGAGACAAAGAAAAATTTCCCCTTGGCCCGTGGTGCAAGGAAGGCCAATTCGTCATGTATGGAAGATATGCAGGATCTCGTTTTAAAAATAAATGGGGTGAACATAGAATCTTAAATGATGATGAAATAATCGGTGTCGTTCAGAATCCTGAAGATATTGCAAAAATGTTTTAAGGAGGACAGATGGCAGAAGTTAAACAATCAAAAGTAGACATCGAAATCGATACAGATGATGTGAAGCAAGAAGAATTAACTGTTGAGGTTAAAGAATCTGCAAACAATGTAGAAAAGAAAGAAGATCCAAAGTTAAACTTTGGTGAAGTAGATTTAGGGTACACGGCTCACGGAACTTCTGAAGAAGAAGAAAAAAAAGATGAGAAACCTGAAATCAAAGTTGAAGAAAATAAGGTTGAGGATCTTAAACAGGATTTAATAACAGAAGCTAAAGAAATTGAAGGCGAAAAAGAAGAAATGCCTGAAAAAGATTTTGATAGCTTATATAAAAAATATAAATCTCAAAACAAAAGAATAGATAAACTTACTTTCAGACAAAAAGAAGCAGAAAGACAAAAACAAGCTGCTGAAGAATTGGCTGCAGGTATGAAAAAGAAGTTAGATGCTATTGAAAAACAATACAATGTTGAATCTGACAATTATCTAAAAGAATTTGATGCAAGAGTTGATGCACAAAGAGAACAAGTAAAAAACAATCTTAAAATTGCTATTGAGAACAATGATACTGATAAAATTATGGAAGCTAATGATCAGTTAACTCAATTAGCGGTTCAAAAAGAAAAAGCAAGAATTAGAGCTGAGGAAAGAAAATCTGCTCTTGAAGCTGCAGAAGTAGCAAAAAAAGAGGAAGAAGAAAGAGCGAAACAACAACCTCAAGAAGCTCAACAAGAACAACCTACTCCGTCAGAAAAAGCAATGGCTTTTAAAGATAAACACAAAGACTGGTTTGGCTATGAAAAAGATCCTGCGTTAACAGCATATGCTGTTGCGTTAGACGGTCAGATACGCCAAGAGGGTATTGAAGTTGACTCTGACGAATACTATAATGAGATAGAGAAAAGGTTAGAACCTATTTTGACAGCTAAAGGCTTTGCAAAGCCTGCTGAAGCTGTCGAAGCTACGCAGAAAGCAAAACCTGTTCAGACCGTTGCTTCTGCTGGAAGAAAAGAGGTCGGACGCAAAACTGTGACACTCACCAAATCACAGGTAGCAATAGCTAAACGATTAGGTGTGCCACTTGAAGAGTACGTTAAATATGTGAAGGAGGCTCAATAATATGAACGATACTATAAAAAGAACTTCACGCAACGCCGAGGATAGAAGTTCTCAAGCGAGAAAAAAGACTTGGCAGTTACCATCCAGTTTGGATGCACCAAAGCCGCCCAATGGGTACGAGCACAGATGGATTAGAACCAATGTGCAAGGTTTCGAAGATACGTCTAACGTAACTAAGAAACTTAGAGAAGGGTGGGAGTTTGTTAAAGCGGAGGAAGTTAAAAACGATCCCGATATTAACAAATATCCTATTTTATCCGAGGGCAAATATTCTGGTTGTATTGGAATTGGAGGCCTTGTGTTGGCAAGGATACCAACAGAGATCTTAAGACAGCGATCTGAGTATTTCGCAAGACTTACAACAGATCAACTTAAAGGAGTCGACAACGATCTTATGAAGGAACAACACCCGTCTATGCCAATCAATATTGATAGGCAGAAACGTGTTACCTTTGGTGGTGGACGCAAAAATTAATCTTTTTGTTATTACTACTAGGGGTTGGCTTAAATTAAAAACAAACTAATAGGAGTAATATAAACTATGGCAAACGTTGTAGAAAAGTTCGGTCTAAGACCGTACAGAAAACTTGATGGTACTCCCCTAGTTGGTGCTCAAAACAGATATACAATTGCTAGTTCATATGCAACTGCGATTTACCAAGGTGACCTGGTTATACCAGTAACTGGTGGTAACATCGAAAGACATACAGCTGGTAACTCAACTTCTGTTGTGGGTGTTTTTAACGGATGTTTTTATACAGATCCGACTACTCAAAAGCCGACTTTTAGCAACTATTATCCAGGCGGCGTAGCTGCTTCAGACATTACAGGATTTGTAGTGGATGATCCAGACGCTGTTTTCTTAATGGATGCTGATGCGACTTTTGCAAGAGCAGATTTGTTCCAAAACTATTCAGTTACAAACGGAACAGGGAATACCAAAACTGGAATCTCAGAAGTACAACTTGATGTTGGAGCTTCTGGAACTAACGCATCATTTGTGATTCAGGCAATTGACATTTCTCAAGACCCTAATAACAGTGATGTTAGTTCAGCTAACGCAAACATTCTAGTTAGAATAAACAAACACTTTTACCGTGATGGTACAGGTATCTAATAAGGAGAATAGACAATGGCTATATCAAGACAACAGCTAACTAAAGAGTTAGAGCCAGGTTTGAATGCCTTATTCGGCCTGGAGTACAGTAGATATGATAATCAGCATGCTGAAATCTATACTACTGAATCATCTGACAGAGCTTTTGAAGAAGAAGTAATGTTAAGTGGTTTCGCTGGAGCACCAACAAAACAAGAAGGTGCATCAGTTGTGTTCGATCAAGCAAACGAAGCATATACTGCTAGATACACACACGAAACAATCGCTTTAGCATTCTCAATCACTGAAGAAGCGATCGAAGATAACCTATACGACAGACTTGCTCAAAGATACACAAGAGCTTTAGCAAGATCTATGTCAAACACGAAGCAGGTAAAAGCTGCACAAGTGCTTAACCAAGCACAATTCACTGCTGTAACAGGTGGTGACGGAGTACCTTTAATTGCGAACAATCACCCATTATCAAATGGTGGAACGTTCTCAAATGTACTTTCAACTGCAGCTGACCTTAACGAAACTTCATTAGAGCAAGCTCTAATTGATATTCAAGGTTTCGTTGATGAGAGAGGATTAAAAATCGCTCTTAACGGTAGAAAAATGATAATTCCAAAAGAATTACAATTTACTGCTGAAAGATTGATGAAATCAACTCTTAGAACAGGTACTGCTGATAACGACATCAACGCTATCAACAACATGGGAATGGTTCCAGAAGGTTACAGAGTGAATAACTTCTTAACTGACACTGATTCATTCTTCTTGTTAACAGATGTCCCTAACGGTTTTAAACACTTCGAAAGAAGCCCGATTAAAACTGCGTTAGAAGGTGATTTCGACACTGGTAACGTTAGATTTAAAGCTAGAGAAAGATACTCTTTCGGATTCTCAGATCCAAGATGTATTTTTGGTAACGGAAACTTACCAACTAGTTAATCGTTAATCGGTTACTAAATCTTGAAGGGCGGTCTTTATGGCCGCCCTTTTTTTGTGTATAATACTAATACTGAATATAATTTTTTAATGTAGACCGAATTCAGCGGACGGCCTAGAGACTACATTAAAACAACTAGGAGATTAAACATGGCTAACACTACTTTTACAGGTCCAGTAACATCATTAAATGGTTTTATTGGTGGTGCTAACGTAAATGCTTCTGACACTCAACAAGGTGGATCAGTTGCATGGTCAGTATCAAATGACACAACTTTAACAATCGCTACAGGAACAAGAGCTGGCGAAACTTTATTAGCAACTGCTAACGAAGGTGTTATGGTTTACACATCAAATGGTGCTACAGGAAATGCAGTATACGCATTTTCAGATGGTACTAACTGGTTAAGAATGGATACGAGAGTCGCAGTAGCTACTTCGTAATAATAAATTAGTGGCTCCTTCGGGAGCCACAAACTAAGGAGAAAAAAATGGGATTTCAAGGTGATGTAAAATCGAGATTTTTCGAAGATACTAATGCAGCTTCAGCAACTTATGTTGCAGCAGCAGATACACCTGCCACTACTTTCACTTTAGCTAACTCATCTTTTGGTACAAATACTGGAAGAAAAATAACTGCAACAACTTCAGGAACTGGTGATGGAGACAAAACAGTAACTATTGTTGGAACTGATGTTAACGGAGATGCAGCAACTGAGGTAATTAGTTTACCTGGTACTGCAAGTACAACTGCTGGAACTACAACATTTTTTCAAACGATTACTTCTGCAACTGTTAGTGCACAACCTGCAGCTAACGTATCATTAGGAATGACAGGTGATGTTGCTGGTGGAATTTTCGCAGGAAGAACAAGAGTTAGACAAATGCAAGTAAGCTCAGGTGGAACTGCAGGTAACGTTGAAGTTAAAGATGCAAGTACAGCAGGAACAACAGGTATTACTGTAAGAACTACAGATACTGCCAATGACAATACTACAATTAACATTCCGCAAGATGGTGTACTTTTTAAAAACGGTGCATATGTAACATTTGCAGAAACTGAATGTAGTGCAGTTACAGCATATTTCGATGGCTAATTACGGAATACAAACTCGAGGAACAGGCAAAGCCGTTCAATTAAACAAAAACGGCACGCCTGCTCCAAAAAAACCAGGTGTACGATTTGGTTACGATTTTGATACTACAGACAATAAACCTTTTGGTTTTATAGCTAAAGATACTGGTAAAAGTTTAGTTCGAGGAGCTGCCAAATCAAAAGATGATTATAATTTAAGTTATTCTACTAAAAATTTTAAACTTGAAAGAAGTAAAAATGAATTTGGTGGTAAAGAAGTTCGTGCAGGAGTAAGAAAAGGAGACTTTGAGGTTGAAGCAGGTAAAAATGATTTTGATAAATATTTTAAAATAAGTTTTAAGAAAACTTTTAAAAAAGGCGGAATGCCTACAAGAAAAAAAAGTAAAGGATATTATCGTTCTACAGAATCTGGAGCTGGAATGACACAAAAAGGTGTCGAAGCTTACAGAAGAAAAAATCCAGGATCAAAATTAAAAACTGCAGTTACTGAGGATAAACCAGGCCCAAAAAGAGCTGCAAGAAGAAAAAGTTATTGCGCAAGATCGCTGGGTCAGTTAAAAAGATCTAGTGCAAAAACTAGAAATGACCCGAATTCAAGAATCAGACAAGCAAGAAGAAGATGGAAATGTTAGCACAATAGTAGCTTTTCATAACTCTCATAATGCCTCAGTATGTGAAATTAAAAATAAAGAAATAGTATATGTTCAAGAAGCAGAAAGATTAGATGGAATAAAAAGAAGCAAAAACATAGAAGTTCTTGTTCAAAAATATAAAAA